TTCATTCTCCCCGCGTCATACATACGATTTCTCATAGACAAAACTTCACCACCCGAAGAACGTTGTTGTGGAGCAATTTGAGCGAACGACCCCATTTCTTGTTTTGAATTATACGATGGTTCTACTAATGGTGATAAAGGTCCTAAATAGTCTGTTTGTTGAGTAACCTCCATGTTAGAGAAATCCGAAACTACCTCTTCTTCCTCTATTGGATTACCCTCTATTGTATATTTTTCGTCTGGTTGACTTAATTTTCTACCGGCATAAACTAAGCCGGCTATAGCCATTATAGATATAGGATCAGCCATTCTTATTTCTTAGCGAGATTTTTATTGAGGTATCTTTGCTGAAACAATCCATTTTGCATTTCAGCTCTGGTACTCGATGGTTCATAGGTTTGTGTTCTAAGTGGTAACTTACACTCGACATTTTGGAGTGGGTGAAAGTTTCTTTCGTAAGTCTTCGCTAAAACCTTGTTGAAACGAGATGTACTTTGTGGTCTGAGTTGATCCGATGTATCAATAAATTGTGCTGGAGAACCTTTACCTGCCATATATGGAGATGTACCATATAACATAGTGTTTGGTCTATCTGACCCATAGTTAAGGGTACTGGGCTGAGGATATACAAAAACTTCTTCGGTCGCGCAAACGGCGGGAACCGCGTGATCTTGAACCACTTTCATTCCTGGTTGGAGTTGATACGCCATTTATTATTACAAAAGATTTTGTTTATGGAAATCGAGTATCTACTACTTTATTATTAAATTGTTTAAAATTAAGCTCCTAATCCAGAGCCTCTGTGCATACCACTTCTCTTATCCCCATTTGGATCGAGACCCGAAAACGCCTCAAGTTGAACACCCCTTGCGTCTGGATTACACAATCGTGGGTCTTGGCGACACGTATTATCTCTTTTACCATGGATAAATTCATAATATGGTGTACCACCGATGGAAGTATCTGGCATACTTACAAATTGTCTAGATAATGCGTTTCTCTGAGATTCTGGTGTGGAAGAACGCGAACGGGCTGGTCCATATTTAATATCACCTGTAAGGAAATTGTTTACTGGTGTTTTTACGGTTGGGTAATGACACGATTGGGGTCTATCTGGTCTATCTGCATAATCTGTCATGAGAACATTTCCCATAGGGTTATCCTTTGTTGGCATAGAACACGCTTTATCTACATTATTGTATACGTTTGTTGGTCGTATAACACCCTCCTTCACCATATTAGATTTTTCCATTATATAAAGAACGCCGAGTGCGGTTGCACCCAAAACGAATATACGTGGATCGCGTCTTATAAGATAAATTATACATGTCGCATAAATAATAAAACGAGCTGATGCGTTAACACGGTCTGCTGAAGTTTGTGTCTTTGACGGCCAAAATTCATGAACTTTTTCTACTCGAACCAATTGTTTTGGATCTTCAAACCAAGATGTCATTTATATATAGTGAGTTTATTTTTTCATCATACCACCCAACATACCCTGCATGGTTTTCATCAACGCGGCTTCATCGAGTTCACTTCCATCTTCACCCATTTTATCTGCACATTGTTTTGCAACTGTTTCAATCATGGAAAGTGTGTCTTCTGGGATAGAACTAATGGTTGTACCGAGCATATATAGCGTCTGAACATATTGCCAAATTGCACCTTTTGTATTCTCGGAAGCAGTCCCCCAATGTTTTTCGAGGTTTACACCTTTCATAAAATCTAAATTCTTAGATTCTTCAATGAAAAATGATTCGTCTTTGGACGAAATCTTATCGGCATACGGAGCAACACCCTGCATAAACCCGTCTACAACTAAACGTGGGTTAGAAGCTTTCATTAAATCTAAAGCCGATAAACACTTTTTCAAGCCTTTTTCTTCTGGAAATGTCTTGTGTAATTCCACAAGAAATTGACCCATCATATCATTGAATGCGGTCACGGAAGTCATATTATATTGTAAATACGTATATTATCTTTAAGTCAGAAAATTAAAATGGTTCCGTTGATATGGTCTCTTTCTTACCTAATCCGTTAGTAACAATAAAAAATACTAAAATTGCTATAAGTGCAGCTGGTTTCGTGTACGCACTTACTGGAAGTTTACCTTCGTTGTTAATCTTTGCTTTAAAGTGTATGTATCCTGCGGTTATAAAACCGGCGATTATTCCGGCCCACGCGGGGTCTCTTAAATAGTCTTCAAACTCCATTTAATAGTACCCAACTTTTTTTGCACGGGTTTCGGATGCATCTGGAAACAAAACACCTTCATCATCTTCTGGTTGTTGTTGCTGTTGTGGTTGTTGCTGCTGTTGTGGTTGTTGCTGCTGTTGCTGTTGCGGCTGCTTCGTATCAATAGTTCGAAATTCGTTTTCGAATGGTGAAGTTTGTTCCATAGATGGTTCCATAGATGGTTCCATAGATTGTTCCATTGGGGCTTCCATAGATTGTTCAGTATCAAATGGCTCTTCTGACGTTTCCTCTTCATACCCATCAATGAGGTCGGGGTCTTCAGAATCACCAACTTCATCTTGATCGAGATCTAAATCCTGTCCCTCTTGTGTTTGAGACATATACGTTTGTAAAATCTGTTGTACAGGTATGAGTTCTTTTACGGATGTTTCGATACATACACAAAAACGCTCGTATAATTTATCGTTTCTCGCGTGTTCGTTTTGCGTTTCGTGATAAATGTATGGGTCTCTATACAGATCTTTGGCTGCGTTGTTATAACACGTTTGAATGAAAACTTCATTCGTTGGAAGTTTCAATGAGATTTTCTTATTATCTTTATTCAATCGAACAGCAGATAAAATTTTAACACAACTTACAAAAACAGCAGCTAACAAGTCGTTAAACCACGCACATCTATTTGATATATTATCCGTGTGTTGTTTAGACATAGCATCACTCCAATTGGGGACTTCTTTCAGAAGTTTTTGGTACATTACGAGAACCTTTCTACCTTTTGTAAGTTTATATGCTTCTTCATACATGGTTTCATACGTTTCGATCATAACTGGACACATAAGTAAACATAATTGACCTATGTATTCACGTTTTGCCTCGACGAGTATATTTAAAGGATCACTCATATTTGTAGTATATTTACATATTTAAACTTTAAGTCTCACGCATCAATTATTTTCCCCTGTATTTATTTGCTGCTTTTTTAAGGTTTACGAGTGTGGGGAAATCCTCTGTGTCTTCTGGATGTTCGTGTTGTTCATTTTTTCGTGATTTTTTATTCGGTTTCCATGAAATACATAGTTCGTATTCGCCTATAATCTGGACTGTAAATCCACCTATTTCAAATTGTCGTTTTACATACTGTAGCGCTTTTGCTCTGTTAAAATGAGGGTACCCCATAACAAAAGAAGGTATCTGACAAAACAAATATTTATGGCCTAAATCTACCGACTGACGTATCTTCTTTGAAATCTGTTCGTAAATTTTAGTATACGTTTCCTTTTTCAAATGATTCCTCTTTTCAGTTATACGTGATATTTCATCAATACTGATCATTATAATTATTTTAGAGTTTTAAATGTTAATTTTACCGTACATGGTTTGTGGATCAGATATAACCTTATCTATTATTTTTGTATTATTAACCATATCAAGTTCACTCCGTCTAACTTCTGAATAATCTTCAAATTCTTTACCCTTTATTGATTTCTGGTAAATACTTGGATCCGATGGTGGATTAACATCTATAGGTTGTGTTCTCACATTTAGTACAGTTGCACGGTCATCAATAATTCGTAAATCAGACGTCACTGAAAATCCTACAGCAAAACCCTTATGTTTCACCGACATGAACATACATCTGTATATTTCCTGTTTACTCTTCGTATTTATATATTTTTTTACAGATAATGTTTCAATAATATACGTACAAAGACCGGTTTTTTTAGAAACTTCTTTGTTTGTTGCAAGAACCATTTCCTGCATAAGATCATTAGATACCTCAATTTCTTCACCTGATTCTTCATAATCAGATAAATCTGTATCAGTACCTTTCAATAAAACGGAATTCATTGGTTTAGTGTATCCAGATAATCCAAATTGTTCTGTAAACATTTCCGTCCTGGACATGGTCATGAGTACAATAAGTATTAATAAGATCAATAGTATAGTATTCATTATTTAATATTAAGAATTATTTTTATTTATAGTAATAATAGAACAAAAAGTTTGTCACTTTTAGTGATTAGTAAAAAGAAAAATTATATTTGAAATCGAACATCCTTCTCAAGGAGATACTTTGTATATATTAAAAAAAAGTTTTTTGTGGTAATCAG